TGAACCACTCTATTACAGTCTCTCTTTTGGGCCTTTCTGTTTTGTATTGATGCCAACCACCCAAGAAAACTGGTGGTTTCTTAGACTGTCTGAGAAGCGGAACTACTGACAGGCCTTCGTCATAATAGGCTAGGGCCAGATCGAGAGGCTTCTCGTCTTCTGTAAGGTTTAAGTTGAACATTCAGCAATTATATCTTCGAGATTGCCATAAATGGATTCAAAATCTAACTTCCCTTCGGATGCTCGTATAATTACTTTTGCTTGATCGACGGATGGTTGCCTATGGCCATAACGCCAGGCTTTGACTGAATGCAAAGAACACTCAAATAAATTGGCAGCCTCCTTGTTGCCAATAAATTCGATATATTCTTTTAAGGTATATCTTTTCACTTCACGCTCCTTATATTTTGGTTGTATATTTATAGCTTCTAATTTTTTTAGGTATGCAGTAGACAACACTTTATTTCTAAAGTAATAGTTGGCTAGCCATATTGGTTTCTTCTCCATAATTTACAAATTGAAACTGTCTGTTTTACAAATTGTAGTTTATAGTTTAATATATTGTCAATATTAATTTAAATTGGAGTTTGATATGTCTTTTAAAGATAGAATCGTTAGCCCTGATTCTTTAGTGAATCAACAAGGGGTAAAGATACTCGTTTATGGAGCTGCAGGTGCTGGTAAAACAACGCTTTGCGGGACTGCTCCAGGAAAGAAACTGATGATCGATATGGAATCTGGTTTGCTCTCTGTAAGGGACAACACAGACATTGATGTCATTCAGGTAAAGGAAGCAAAAGAAATTATTGAGATTTGTGAAGCTTTGAAAAACGGAGAGTTAGTTTACGATACTGTATGCTTAGACTCTATTTCAGAGATGTCAGAAATCTTGCTTAATTTTGAAAAAGCAAGACACAAGGATCCAAGAATGGCATATGGTAATGTGCAAGAAACATGCACTAATGTCATGAGGGCCTATAGAGATTTACATATGCACGTTGTATTTGTTTCTAAGATGGAGAAAATGAATGTGGATAATGTAATGCAGTATGAACCAAAGATGGTTGGTACTAAGTTAGGGCAATCTATCACATACTTCTTTGACGAAGTGTTAGCACTTAGAGTTATAGAAGAGCAGGATGATGATGGTGCCATTGTAAAAAACAGATGGCTACAGACTGATGTCGGTCAAGGCTATACTGCTAAGGATAGGTCAGGCAAGCTAGATGGCTTCGAAGCTCCTAACCTTACTAGCGTAATAGATAAGCTAGGATTTAAAACTCAAATCATAGGAGGAAATGATGAGTGATTTTGATGGAGTAGAGTGGTTAGAGAATCAAACTAAACCGCTTGTCGTCGAGAAGAAAGAAATCGCACCGCCAGGTGTGCATAGTGCGAGAATCATTACAGCTGAGAAGTACAAGTCTCAGTCTGGTAATTGGACAGTAAGAGTTGTTTACGAAATAAACAACGGTAACAACAGAGATCATGTCGAGTTTTATTCTTTATGGTCAGCTAGTGAAGAGGCAAAAAGAATATCTAATGAGATGTTCACAAAACTTTGCCAATCAGTAGGCTTCAAGTCTTTCCCTGAAGAAGTACACCAACTGGTCAACAAGACATTAGATCTTGGCTTGTACCATAAGGAAGAGACCTGGACTAATAAAGAGGGTGAAGAAGTTACTTCGAAGAAAACTAAGATCGGAGAGTATCTGAGCTCTGTTAGCCCAACAGCACCAAGTGGAGATAAACCTAAGTCGCCACCGACTTTGTAACAAGGTGTTGTAGAAAGGGGCGCAAGCCCCTTTTTTTTATCTGTAAATTGATCTAGTATATAGACATCCATTCTTATCATTCTCCGAATGGTTAATATTTATAGTGTATATAAGAAGGGAGCCTTTCGGCTCCCTTTCTTTTTATGGATTATGAAAAATAAAAAAACTAATTTTTACTCCATATATTCTAACAGCATTTCTAAAGTATGTATTGCTTTTTCGATATCTTGTCTACCATTTTTAAATCTGTTCCTAGTAATGTAGCTTATAGCTTCAGATTCTAAATTGTTCAAATTATTCTTATAGCAATACTCAGCAGGTTGAATAGCAAGCTTTTTATAATGGTCGCCGCCTACTTGTCGGCTTGTTGCCTTAGCATCTATTTGTTTGTCCCATTCCTGGTCGCTTATATCGTCGCCCATATTCTTGCCGAAGTCACATTGTTCTTCTGCTTCATAATCTTCTGGTTTAATTTTATCTATACTCATAGTTCAATCTCCACTAATTCTGGTGTGTTATATATTGTCGGCATATGTCTGCCTTCTATAACGGATTTATATTCGCCTAACAATCTGTCAAGCTCCATCCACCCTGCTTCCATATCTTCATGTTTCATCTTGAATACCTTAGAGGCATAGGGGTGTTTCTTTTCTTGTGCAACAAATAAGAAGTCAGCAACGGTAAAGCCTGCTTGTTCAAAAGCTCTTTTGTACCAAGAAGCTTGTAACTCATACTGATATTTCTTTACAGATCCAGTAAAATCTCTTGGTTTTACTGATTGTGTAGTTTTGTAATCTACAAGAATTATTGTTTTGTCATCATAGGGCCCACTTAATGGATAGCGCAACATATCTGATTTTACTTTGCACAACATATCGTTCTCCCACCAAAACAAAGCTACCTCTGCTGGTCTAGTGAAGACCCCAGGATAGTCTGTTTCACCTGGGTTGAGTGCTGTATCGCCATAGATACCTAGATTACCTTTCATGCTGTAAATGGTTTCTCTGTCGGTTGCATTGATCACCGTTAAGCCACGCTGCTCATATTCTCTTTTCAAATCTTTGTTAGCTTGTGTGTATGGTGAGCCTACTAAGCATGCTACTTCTTTATTAAAGACTGACTCGCCTTCTACAATTAAAGCGTGGGCAGCAGAACCAAAACGCAAAGCATGTGAATCTTCTATCTGTTCATTCATGGCATGCACCTGAGATTGGCCGAACCTTCTGATGGTAGATGATGATATGCCAGGCGCATTATGGTAGACATCATTGGGCATGTCTGGGAAGTAATAGGTATCACCTATCACCACATGGTCATATTCTTTTAATATTTCTGGTAATTCGTTCATCCTGTTCTCCTAACATTTTTGGCCCAAGTAGCATCAGGTTTAAATATCTCTTCATACTTGTAACCAAATTCGTTTAGTAATTTTATCACAGCAGGGAAGCCCCATCTGCGATCTACTTTAATTACTTCGCCTACTTCAAGTTGTTTAACTTTGTCGTAGTATTTCTCATACATCTTTGGACTCTCCATTCTTTATCCTCTTAAACATATCATCAATATGTCTTCTTTCTTCTACAGGTAGCGCATTAATATTGCGTATAAGGTCTAGGACAGCAGTCGTTGCATGGTGCATAGACTGTTCCATTTCTTCGATTGGTGACAGATTTTGTGGATCTGTTTCTAATTTATTATGTATATCTTTCATAGTATTTGACATTATATCCGAAATAGGTATATCATGTCTACTAACTGTAAAAATAAGGATGGATTATGTCTAGAATGTATAGAGAGTTTTTTGATAATGTCTTGGATGATCCAAAGCGTCATGATGCTATGGATGAGGCCCTGCAAATGGGTTGGGATCATCACCAAGAACTAATCGGAAACTATGCAAAATGTCATCTGAAACACAAAGGGTTTGCCGTAATAAATCCAAGTATGGAAGTTGATATTTTAATGACTGATTATGATGTAGATGCCTATCGGTATGGAGTCTAGTCAGTTTAAGTCGTGTGTCTCAACAAGTTCTCCTTGAGGTAGAAGGTATCAGAGCGACCTAGCGACGCAACGCTCTGCTTAATTTGGAGGATAATAATGATAGGAATAAATTTAGAGTTTGAAAAGGATATACCTTTCCCGCTGGGGAAGAAACCAGTAATGAAAGACAGGCCTGCAACAGTAAAGGATTTAATTTGCTTGTGGGTCGAACAAGAAGGGGAGGTTGGAGACAGCTTTAAAATACAAGGAAATAAGCTTAAAAATAATGTTTGCCAACACTTTACTTATAGAACTACTCCTGGTGGTTATCGTTTTCGTTTAAGTTACAGAACTATAGACAGAGATGAAGAAATATATCGTATCTGGATCACAGAAAAATATCGTTTGGATAAGCTACCGAATGGTGAGTGGGATAGATGGGGCACGCATCATGAACACAAAAGAATACAAACTTCTACATGGGAGACAGAGGTATTATGAAAAAAACTTCACAGAAATATTATGAAAATGAAAAAGACTTTTATAAATTCACAATACGTTGCGGTAGAACGCAAAGGCTTATGCAGGGCATTTATAAAATAAAAGAGCGAAAGTTATATATATCACCCTACAGTCACAAACTGGGATGATTATTGTCTGACTTTTGTCATAAATGTTGTGACATGGG